GAAAACGCTCGGAAAGAGTGCGTAGAGGGGGGAATTAGAAGAAGTGAGAGTGGGGTTTACATCCCTGACCAGCAAGGGTGTTTTGAAACGACTCAAGGCAAAGGAGGCACTTTGGCAACGTGCCCCTCCAAGACTTCCAACGACGATTCTCTCGTCCGGTTGGGGGTTGCTAAGACTAAGGGAAAGCTTCGTGTTGTAACGATGCAATCCGCCCGCGTCAAGCGGGTCCTTACCCCGGTTCACAATGCCCTATACGACCATCTATCGTCCTTCGGATGGCTCGTACGTGGGGATGTAAAGAAGGAAGACTTCTTGGCTGTTCTCAATGATAGGAAAGACGGGGAGGCGGTTATCAGTGGGGATTATGAATCCGCCACTGACAAGATTTATCTTGAGGCCGTCGATGTCATTGTCGAAGAACTGTCGAAGGATGCTCGGTTGAGCGAGAATGAGAGAAAGGTCTTGTTGGGATCCTTTTCGAACCTCAGGTGGTTAAATCCCCACACAGGTAAGATTAGGCCAATTAAGCGAGGGAGTATGATGGGAAATTTGGTGAGTTTCCCACTCCTTTGCATCCTCAACAAGGCCTGTTTCGATATCGCCAGCGATATCGCGAGGGGAGCAGGGGCTAACCGCGTTGGTCGTTTCAACGGCGATGACTGCGTCTTTGCAGGTGATCGAAAGTTCTTTTCCCTCTGGAAAGAGGTGACTGGAACTTTTGGACTTTGTGTCAATGTGGAGAAGACCGGCTACTCCAACATCTCCGCGGATTTGAACTCTCAGAGTTTTTTTATCCGTAGAGGCCAGTTGGCCCCTAAACCCGTCCTTTCGTTCTTTCGACCTTGCCGGAATGAACCTGGTTGTCTCTTGACAGAGGTGCTCGATGGGCTGCGAACTTTTCGCGGCGAGGTGGTAAGCCTTGTCGTGAATTGTCTGATGCGCTTCGAGATATCTGCTAGGCAGATAGATTTGTCGACTCTATCTAGAAGAGAATACCAGATACTTTCCAAGAAGTCTTGGTTTCGCCGTGCCTTGACGGACGGTGCGGCCCCCACAGTAAAGAAAGGTGTACGTCGTAGTGTCGAAATGGTCATAGGGCCGCCTCCAAAGGCCTCCCTATACGGTGTTTTTGACACTATGGCGAAGGACGTGGCAGGAGACATGGTCTCGAGATGGACGGGTGTTCCCGTTAAACCCGAGAGGGTTTCCATCGACTATGCATCTTTCCGAGAACGATCCTCTCAGGCGCCTTCCTATCAACCTCCTTCCTTCCGCGTCCTCCAGAGGGGACCGAAGTTATGGTCGTTTGTCTGGCCTAAGCCAGTTTACGATCATTTTATGATGTACGAAGACCGGGCCTTTGTCACCAACAAAGCCC